TTTCACGTTGCTCGAGGCAGCCGGCGTGATCTGCGTGACGTACTGGTCCGCGATCGTCTCCTTGCCTGCCGGCGCGATCAGGAAACGCGGCGACAGGTTCAGGGGCGTCACGCCATCGATGCCCTTCTGCTTCCGGAGTGCCGCGCGGCCGACGCCGAGCGAATCCACCGAGATCGCCGTGCCGGATGCGGTGAGGTTCAGGTGGTTCGTCGCGTCGAAGAGGGCATTGCCGTCGCCCATCGTGGGGTTGCTGGTGATCTGCGCCCACGCGAGATCGGATTCCTTGTCGCGCGCCTTGCGGCCGAACAGCGCCGGCACCTGGCCGAAGGCGTTCAGGTCGTCGTTGATGAGCGCCTGGCGGGTGATGGCGAAGCTCTTGCCGTAGGTCTTGAGCTGCACCGTCTCCTTCGCCTCGGTGATGGTGCCCTGGGTGACCTCGCCGTGCTCGAGGATCTCGTCGAGCCCCGGCGCATCGCCGATCTGGAGCTGCCGCGATGGCTTGAAGTCGGCCAGGTTGAGCGCCTGAGCGATGGGCAGCCATGTCTGCGGCGCGGCCTCGTAGGCCGAGCGCAGGTTCTTCCGGGCCACGTCCTCGAGCAGGCTCGGAAAATCGGAGGTCGAGTGCATCCCGGCGCGTCCGAGCATCATGTCGACGAGGTCCGAACGGCTCAGGCTGGTGATGCGCACGCCGCGGGCGCTCAAGAAGACCTTGCCGATGTCGAGGATGCTCATGCCGCGATAGGGCAGGCCCACGTCCTCGAGCTTGTGCCGCTCGGATGCGATGCGGTGCAGGAGCGCGTTCGCGATTCCGGCCCGCACGTGGATGAGCGGATCGTCGCCGACGCGGATGTCGGGCCGGCTGCCGCCGCCCGCACGCGGGACGTCGACCTCCCGCTTTCGGATCTCCTCGAAGACCCGACGCGAGGCCTCGATCTCGTTGACCCCTTCCTTGATGAGGGCCGCCTCGAAGGCACGGGTCATCTTCCCCGCCTCGCAGGCGACGCGGATGTGCTCGACGCGCGCGCGCTCGGCCTCGGCGCCCAGCGTCCGATCGGTCTTCTCGACCGGATCGGCGTTCTGGGGTGAGGGAATGGGCAGCGGGTTCCCCTCGACGATCGTCTGCGAGCGGGCGTCTTCCATGGGTTTCGTCTCCTTCATCGTGGTCGCTCCCGCGACCTGAGTCTTCGGCGGGGCCGCGGGTGGCGGCGCTTCGGCGGCCGCGCGGGCCACGTAGCCCAGCGGCACGATCTCGCAGGTGTTCGCGTCGCTCGACTTTCCCTCGCGGACCTTCGCGCCTGCGTCAGCCGGGATCGGGACGAGCGAGGTCTCGAAGGGCTCCCAGTCGATCGCGAGCCTGACGGGCAGTGCGTTGCCCTTGCCCTCGGTCTCGACGAACTTGTAGACCCGGTAGCCGACCGACACGCTGCTGATGATGCCGTCGCGCACGTCCTGCCAGACGCCCTCAACGGCTTCGCGCTTCGAGAAGCGGACGGTGGCGCGCGCCTCGTTCTTCAGCAACCGGACACTGCCAGGGACGACGGCGCCCAGCTGATCGGCGACCGACCACGCGCTGTGCGAATCGAGCAGCGGGCCGCCTGCGTTCAGGCGATCGACCCGGACGTGCGCGGGGTCGAGCGACAGCGTCTCGAGGTAACGTTTGCCCGACATCCAATCGAACCGCTCGACGGGGGCCCCGGTGCTGAAGATCAACTCGACGCTGCGCTCTTCCTCGTTGATGCTGGCGACCGCAGCCCTGATCGAGAGCGGCGGCATCTGGACGGATCGGGGACCGACCTTGGATGGGGGCGCCAGGGCGGTGCTCATGTCGCCCCTGACGGTGGACCGGACTGACCCGGCCGGGAAGCCGCAAACACTGCGGGGGTGCGATCTCGACGATACCCCGCGAGATTCGCGGGCTACTGCTTCAGGCGATCCGGCACCAGAAGCCGCTCGGGGACGGGGAGCGCAGCCAGCCCTTGCGGTGGCAGGCCTGGAGATGCTGCCGCACGGTCTCGTGGTGCAAGTTCAAGCGCCGCGCGATGTAGCTGGTGCTGGGCGCCTCGCCGGTGGCGTCGAGGTACTGCTGAACGATCCGCAGCACGCGCCGTTGGCCCTCGGCGAGCGGTAGAACCGCACGCGCGCCATCCTCGTCGCCCGGACCGCGCATCTCCTCCGTCACGGCACGCCTCCCTCCTCAGCCCTCGTCGAGCGCGCACAGAGCCGCCTCGACACCCCGCTCGTAGCAGGCCCGGCAGTGGGGCATCGTGTCCTTGGGGTGCCTCTCCTTCAGGTTTTGGATTCGATCGCGGAGAGCCCGCAGCTCGACGGCCGCGTGGTCGCCCGCTGTCGAGTCCTCGACCGGCTCGACCTCGGCGGGTTCCCGCGTCACCAGGCTCAGCCCGCGCTCCGGGTTCTCGAGCGTCTCAGGTCGTACCGCCATGCGGTTCCTCCTGCTCATGCGGCGTCGTCCTCCTCGTCGTCGTCCTCGGGCATCTGCGGTGCTGGCTTGGGCGTCGGCGCCGATGTCGGCTCATCTGAAACGTCTGGGCTCGGGATCACCGTCCCTGTCGGGCGCGCCTGCGTAAGACCGGCATCCGATGTCTTCCGTGCATCGCTATCAAGCACGATTCCAAGATCGTCGAGCATCTTGTTGGCTGCGGCATACTCGGCCAACATTTCCTCCGGGTTGTGCCCCCGTTCCCGGATTGCCTCCGGCAGCGTCATGATCCCGGCCCGGATATTCCGCTTGTATGCCAGCCCCTCGTTGGACGGATCGATCATCGGCAGCGGCGGTGCCGTCCAGGCCGCTGCAGGCGCATCTCGGAGCCCGAAGATCCCCGCCACCTCCATCGCCCAGCCCCAGACGGGATCGCAGAACTGCGGGATCAGCATCCGCCACCGCCAGTCCTCAATCCGCGCCCAGTGCCGGAGCCGTGACATGCGCGCCGAGCTGAAGTTCGTGGCCGTGTAGTCCCCGGTCAGGTCCTCATAGGAGACCCCGAGGCCGGTCGCGATCGCGCGGAGCGTCGTGCGGATGTAGTCCGGATACTCGCGAACCGAGGGCGGCTGCACGACCTCGACATTCCGGCCGGGTGCGAGGTTCAGAATGCCCCCCGGTTCGAGGCTGTCGATCGTCGGTTCCGCGGGATCCACAGTTCCGATCGGCGGCGCGGTCCCGTCCACGTCAGTGGTGACCACCGAAAGGCAGGCGGCGACCTTTTGCTTCATCAGGGTCGCGTCATCGAAGTCGTCGAAGTCCTTGAATTTCAGGAGCACCGGCGCGAACCACGACGCGCCCCGAAGCTGGCCAGCGCGGTCCTGGCGATAGATGTGGAGCACGCTCTCGGCCGGCACCCTCACCGACGCATTCAGCATGGACAGCGATGCTCCCGGGTGTTCCCGGAAGAGCCAATAGGCGACCCGCCGACCGATCGCGTCGCGCTCGATGCCCTGCACGATGCTTCCGCCGTTCGGAAGCCTCTGATCCACCTTCGTCGTGTCGATGAAGTCCGGCTCGAGGACTTGGAGTTGTAGAGGGATCGGCAGCCCGTCATCGAGCTGACGCAGCCGCCTGCGCACGAGGACCTCGCCCGACTCGACAACCGTCCGCATGACGAGGTGCTGGAGACCAGCAAAGTCTTGTCGGCCGTCCGCGTCGCAGGCCGTCGTACCGGCCCACTCCTCCCAGAGCTTGGCCGCGCGCTCGTTCTTCGGCTTCGTCTTGGCGACGATCCCCCAGCCGACGACATGATCGCAGATCGTGGTGATGGCGCTCTCCGCGTGCCCGTTGTTGCGGACCAGATCTCGGGCTGCAGCGCGGAGGGCGGAAAGGGATGGCCCCATGGCAGCGTTCGCGTCGGCGAGGCTGCGATTCCATCCTTGCGTGCGCCGGCCGGAGGCGGCGCCCTCGTAGTGGCGGATGAGGATCTCGGCTGCAGTCCGCGCGCGGATGCGGCGCAGGCCAGCCTGTGGACTGAGGAAGCCGATCGCTCGATCAAGCCACGATCGCCGAAGCTGATCCACCTGCCAGCGGACCGGCAACGTGTTGGACCGTGCCATCTCAGACCCCCTTGCTGAACGCCGCGTAGCGCGTGGTCGAGGTTCCGGCCGCCGTGGCCACCGCAGCCTTCATGGCCGCCAAGAGCTGCAGCATCTCGGGGATCGAGCCGAAGGTGATGCTCTGGTCCGAGAAGGTGATCGTCCGCGCGCCGCGGCCGTCCGCGATCGCCCGTTCGAGCGCGTCGGTGTCCGTCTGGGTCCAGGCCATCCCGCTACCGTCCTTTCAGCCAGCCACCGCGACGGCGGCCGATCCATGGGTCCCGCGCTGGCTTCGGCGCAGGGGGCGGTTGTGGCACCGCCGGACGCGACATCCTCTCGGCCAGCGCCGTCAGATCGACGCGCGCGAGCCGCAGCGCCGCCATCGCCAGCACCGCGCAGTCCAACATCTCGTTCCGGGGCCGGACCTGCTTCCAGACCTGGATGGGGATGCCCTTCGTGTACTTCGTCACCAGCCGCTCGCTCGTGAGCTGCTGCGCCAGCTCCTCATCTGCCCACTCCGCAGCGGGGAGATGGACGTAGCCCGGCTGGGGCTCCAGCAGCGCGAGGCGCCCCTGGATGAGCGACTTCGCCGCATCGACCCCGATCGTGTAGAGCTCGACCGGCCGCGCCTCCTTGCCCCACGTCCGGGGCGAGGGCGAGGACACGATCGGGCGCTGCCCGTCCCGCCCGATCGTCGCGTAGACCCGGTGCTGGGCCTTCCGGAGCTGCCGGAGCACGAAGTCGTAGGCCTGGGTGGTCCGGTGGCCCGCGGTATCCAGGCACGTCGCCGTGACCGCCAGGCGGGCGCCGCCAGCGTGGAGGTAGCGCCGGGTCAACAGCTCGTCCAGCGCCGCCCACGGGCCCGGCTGCGAAGTGTCCCCCGGCAGCCGCTGGCGGTCCACCAGCCAGGATTCCTCGCCGGGCCCCCAGCCGACGACCAGCGCCTCGAGCCGGTCGTCCTGGGTGTCCACCCCCATGGTCAGGAAGCACGCCCCGGCCGGGACCTCGGCCTCGTAGACCTCGAGCCGCGACAGCAGCGAGTGGGGCTCGACCCCTTCGCCCTGTTCCGGCTCGACCGGCTCCCCGAGCGTCGTGTTCTGCCAGGTGTGCATCTCGCCCCGGTCCCCCGCCTTCTGGGCCTCGCGTGCCCGCAGGAAGCTCCCGACGATCTCCCGCAGCGACGAGAACGGGCTGTATGCCTCCCAGATGTGGAACGAGACGATGGAGCGGTCCTTCCGGCCCGGGTTCTCGGGCCGCCACTCCCCGCGGCCCAGGATCGAGATCCGCTGGG